TGTGACGAGAAGAAAGATGATTGTATGTTGGCCATTGTGGACACAGACTATTATATGGATATGCCTTATCTTTTAGGCGGCAAACCTCGTCCTGTGTTATTGTATACTGCCGTTCCAGCTGAGGCCTCAGCTCATGACCAGGAAACCTTCACGAGTTTCAACGAAAAGGGTCAGCTGGATACTGTGGTTGCTGGAGGAGGTCGCTATACCCACTTCTTGTGGGACTATGCTACTGACTGTCTCATTGTCAGGAAGAAAGTGTTCTTTATCACTTATCGAATGACAACGTATGCTGTGGAGAGAAAACAAATCTCACCACATAGACAATTAATCCTTTTAGCACCAATTAAAGTGTATGATGGCATATTTAGTTCATGGTTGGCTGGAAGACTCATAGAAGGTAAAACTTTGGAGAGGTTTGATCCAGTCGTTAAAACCAGAGATGGCTCAAAATTTATACGGTTCAATGTGCATAAAACCACAGGAACGTTTGTGACAACAGCACGCCCAGGAGAAGCATTGTGCTCAACTTTAAGTTTGGCTGACGACAACGCAATTGCCGCTGTCGCCAGGTTAGGTACCACTAATTTGATGATACCCACGACCGCTAGTTGGATGCCCATTGTTACGAGCACAGACCAGAACGTTGCGCGTTTACAAAAACGCATGGCCACGATTACCACTGAATATCATAGGTTGGCTATACCACGCAAAGTTCCAACGGTCTTCCCCGTCGAACAAGCGGTTCGAACTTATCAGTTCAACCCTACTACGTTTGACCCGGAAGCTCGCTCAAAACTCCAGGCGTTTATGAATCCTTTGGTCCATGGGGCCTTTGCTGGAGCTAATACCTCGGCAAATGCCCTGCAAGCCATCAAAGGTAGAATTGAAGCTTTAAAGAAGAAAGAACCTAATTACAATTCTATCGTTGATAAGTTTATGGATGAGTTCGTAAACTTGGTGTGTGGGAGTGCGGTGTTACACCCTTGTGACTATGAGTCAATTGCAGAAAGACAAACCAGCGCGCCTCAACGTGTATCATTGCGCAAAGCCGTCA